CTTATCCACACTCACGATGGCAAGAAGAAGGAGCACGAAGAAAAACAGAGGGAAGTGGCTATGGCAGAAGGAACCATCCAAGACGTAGCCAACCACTACAACGTAGACACCAAGTCCGTTCGGGCATGGCGCAGGAAATACAGGAGTGAGAAAGCATGACCCCAGAGGCCAAGGTCAAAGCGAAGGTGGTCGCCATGCTCAAAGCGGCAGGGGTGTACTACTTCTACCCCGTGATGGGTGGCTATGGAGCCAGCGGGATACCAGACATTATTGCGTGTTGCAACAGCCAGTTTCTGGCCATTGAGTGCAAAGCGGGGAACAACAAACCTACTGCCTTGCAAGAGCGCAACCTACAACAGATCAGAGACAACGGTGGTACTGCCATCGTGGTCAATGAAGAGAACCTGAACTTCGTTCAGGAGGTGTTAGTGATGCTACAAGGAGTTTAATCATGGGATCTATGAGTGAAGAGATGAAGAAGGTCGTGGCTAAGTGGAACGAAACCTTGGATGAGATAGCCCCTATCGAAAAAGAAGAGCCGCAGGAGGTGCACTTGGAGCCGCAGTTCAAGACCATCCGCGCTGAGCTTTTGCACTTGATCCAAATGAACCCGGGGATTACTGGAGTGCAACTCAAAGACATCATGTGCAAAAAACATCCTAGTCAAACGGATGCCGCGTTGTCCTCACAGATTTCCTCGCTGTTCAAGGACTTCTATGTCCGCCGTGAAATCGCTACCCACAAAGGCAATCGCTCCACGTATGCGTATTTCTTCAATAGCTATGAAGAAGCTAAGAACCTGCGTATAGCAAGGCGCAAGCGCGTGAAGGTACTGCAAGATCGGTTGGAGAAAGCGCGTGAAGTCAAAGCGCAGAAGGCCCGGCAACGTCAGGAGGAGCGGGATAGGGTGCAGATGCCGTTGCCCTTTAATGCGCCAGTCCCTGTTGAACCCGAGGTGGTCTCCCGCACTATCCCTCTTCGGCTTGACTTGAGTGGCTACACACCCATGGACATATTGCAGGCTATCAACTTCATACAGGCTAAGGAAATCTATAAGGAGTTGAAGGGGGCGTTTAGTGGATGAACTCAAGCAAGGCAAGCAAGCCAAACCTGTTTACGTTGCCATACGTTTTGGTGAGTATGAAGTTTGGGACTTGGACGCCGATACGTTTGGGATCACCTGCGACGATGTGGAAGGCAGAATTTTTTCCAAGGATGAATTCAAGGCACACATCGCCGCATTTTTTGAGTTGAATTTTTAGGAGGGTCAGTGCAGGTTATAACGATTGACTTTGAGACCTACTACACCAGCACCGATCTAGGCTTCAAGACGCAGACAACGGAGGAGTACATCCGTGACCCGCGCTTTGAGGTGGTCGGTGTGTCGGTGCAGGTGGATGATGGGGAGCCGGAGTGGTTCAGCGGTACCAAGGAGAAGACCAAGGAGTGGCTCATGCAATTCCCTTGGAACAAGTCCATGGCGCTGGCCCACAACGCGCTGTTTGATATGGCGATCCTTAACTGGCACTTCGGGATCAAGCCGTACGCCATCGCTGACACCCTGAGCATGGCACGTGCCCTGCATGGGACTGAGGTGGGCAACAGCCTCGCCAAGCTGGCGGAACACTATAAGCTGGGAGCTAAGGGCAAGGAGGTGCTGGACGCTATCAATAAGCGCAGGCAGGACTTCACTCGACTTGAACTCTCAGCGTACGCCGGTTACTGCTGCAATGACGTTGCGCTGACTTACAAGTTGTTTCTAGAACTTCTCCCGTGTGTGCAGAAAAATGAGCTCAAGCTCATCGACCTGACTATTAGGATGTTTACAGAGCCTGTACTCAGACTCAATAAAGGGCTGCTCACCAAGCACTTGTCTGAAGTGCGGGGCAGGAAGGAGAAGCTCATGGCAGATGCCGGGGCCAGCCTTGACGACCTCATGTCCAACCAGAAGTTTGCGGAACTGTTGCGCGGGTTCGGTGTGGAGCCGCCCACTAAGGTCTCTCTCACAACTGGTAAAGAAGCTCTGGCGATGGCTAAGAGTGACGAAGGGTTCAAGGCGCTGGCTGAGCACCCTGATGAAAGAGTGCAGGCGTTGGTTGCCGCTCGACTGGGTAACAAGACCACGTTGGAGGAGACGCGCACCGAGCGGTTGCTGGGGATAGCCGACAGAGGCTTGATACCTGTACCTCTCTCCTACTACGCGGCGCACACGGGACGGTGGGGTGGGGCTGACAAGCTCAACTTCCAGAACTTCCCAAGCCGGGGTGAGAACGCAGGCACCCTGAAACGCGCCATCCTTGCGCCTGAAGGCCATGTGATGATCGACTGTGACTCCTCGCAGATTGAAGCGCGGGTGCTGGCATGGTTTGCTGGGCAAGATGATCTGGTGGAGTTCTTTGAGAAGAACAACGCTGAGATTGCCGCTGGAGTCAAGAAGAAGGACATGCAGTACGACCCGTACAAGATCATGGCATCAGTCATCTACGGCAAGAACGTACTGGAGATTACCGACCCGGAGCGGTTCGTGGGCAAGACTACGATTCTAGGTAGCGGTTACGGCATGGGGTCAGCCAAATTCAAAGCGCAGTTAAAGACGTTCGGAGTTGAGATTACCGACGACGAGGCGTCCCGCATCATCAATCAATACAGGGAAACATTTCAATGGATCCCTGCGCTATGGAAGACCGGCAGCGGGCTCATTGAAGCTATGTCAAAAGGCAAGTCTGCGCTGTGGGGTAGGAAGGGCGTGATCGCAGTGCATGCGGAAGGAGTCCTCATGCCAAACGGCATGTACCAGCGGTATCCGGGCCTGCGAAAAATGCGAGACAAGGACGGCAAAGACCAGTATATTTATGACTCCCGCAAGGGAACCACCAAGCTGTACGGCGGCAAGTTGACGGAGAACATCTGTCAGGGATTGGCGCGTTGCATCATTGGTGAGCAAATGCTTTTGATTGCTAAGCGGTATAAGGTAGTCATGACTGTTCATGACGCTGTGGCGTGTGTTGTTCCAGAGGCTGAGGCTGAAGAAGCTGCTGCCTATGTCATGGAGTGCATGCGCCACGTTCCCGCATGGGCCAAAGGCATCCCACTGAACTGTGAATCTGGATACGGAAAAAGCTATGGAGACTGTTGAACTGATTGATTACGCATATCCAATGATGATGGCTGAGCGCCACCTGAGGGCTGCCCATGAGGCGCTGTTGAATCATGGCATGGCAACAGGTTTGGAGGAGTTGGAGCAAGCCCTCGTCGATGTCCGCACCGCCATCATGTCGGTCAAGCACATGCAGGAGATGCGCAAGTGAAGAAACCCCCCGCATGGAGTTACTCCAGCATCACGCTGTTCGACCAGTGCCCCAAGAAGTACTACCACCTACGGGTGGCTAAGGACATCAAGGAGCCTGAGAGTGAGGCGATGATGTACGGCAAGGACGTACACCTTGCCGCTGAGAACTTCATGCGGGATGGCACCCCCGTTCCGGGTAAGTATGAATACATGCGCCCCCTGTTGGAGAAACTAAAGCGCATCCCCGGTGAGAGATTCTGCGAACTCAAGATGGGACTTAAGAAGAGTCATGGGCGGTTGGTTGCCTGCGAGTTCTTCGACCCAGATGTGTGGTACCGAGGCATAGCTGACCTGATCATTGTGAACCACGAGACCGGGGAAGCCCGGGTGGTAGATTACAAGACAGGCAAGTCCTCACAATATGCAGACACCAAGCAGTTAGCCCTCATGGCGGCATGCGTGTTTGCGCGGTTCCCAGAAGTGAAAACGGTGAAGTCGGCCCTGCTGTTCGTTGTGGCGGCTGATCTGGTCAAATCTAACTATGAAGTTGACTCTGGCTACAACATCTTTGCAGAGCTTGACGGCACGATTGTTTCACGTGAAACCGCGTATGAGACCGGAGTGTTCAACCCCAAGAAGAACTTCTCTTGCAAAGCATGGTGCCCGGTGCTATCTTGTAGTCACAATGGAAGGAGCGAATGATGCCGTATAAGAACAAAGCGGATCGGGACGCTAAGCATGAGTGGCAGCTTGAGAAGAAGCGCCCCGGTGCACATGAAGCCCGTATGGAGCGCCAACGCGCCCGTAGGGCGATGGACAAGAAAGGCGTGGACCGCACTGGCAAAGATGTGGCCCACGTGAAAGCCCTAAGCAAGGGCGGCAGTAACAAACAAGGCGTGCGCCTTGAAGCGCCGAGCAAGAACCGGTCGTTCAAGCGTAACGCCGACAGGTCGATGAAGTGATTTTGGAGTGAGTGTACCGACGTAAGGTGAGGGTGATAGGTACGCCGGGCCGTAGCGGCCCTCATGGAGACAACTGCACCAGTCAGCACAACCAGCTTTCTCTTGGAAGTAGTTCCAAGGTTGGGAACTGACGGACACCCCGGAAAGACGGGGCACTATTTTCCTCTAAACATCGCGTTTAGAGTGCAACGGTATTGGAGAGTGCATGGAGATCATTGATAACAAGGCACTGCTATTGACAGTGCGAAACCCAGACCGGATCACTACGGTGATTCCTAAGAGCAAGGTTCTGGAGGACAACGGTAGCGTAGCGCAGGTGCTAGTCAACTGGGGGTTGGAGGAATCTCTCATCCTCAAGAACCTACGCATCGACGCGCCGTCTCCCATCCTTGGCAAGTACAAGTGGCCCGGGCTTAACAAGCCCTTTGAGCATCAGAAGACCACAGCATCTTTCCTCACGATGCACCGCCGTGCGTTCTGTTTCAACGAGCAGGGCACTGGCAAGACAGCATCAGTCATCTGGGCGGCTGACTACCTCATGACGATTGGCAAGGTTAAACGGGTACTGGTCATCTGTCCGCTGTCCATCATGGATGCCGCATGGAGGGCTGACCTGTTCAAGTTCGCTATGCACCGTCGGGTCGATGTGGCGCATGGCAAGCCAGAGAAACGCGCAGAGATTGTCCGGGGGGATGCTGAGTTTTTAGTCATCAACTACGACGGTGTGGAGATCGTCGCTGAAGAGCTTCGCAAGGGTGACTTCGATCTGGTGGTCATTGATGAAGGCAACGCCTATAAAAATCCTCAGACACGTAGATGGAAGGTGATCAGCAGCCTCATCAACCCCGACACATGGCTGTGGATTCTGACGGGCACACCCGCATCGCAGTCCCCAGTAGATGCCTACGGTCTAGCCAAGTTGGTCAACCCAAACGGTGTCCCTCGGTTCAGCGGTGCGTTCAAAGATATGGTGATGAACAAGGTCACGCAGTTCAAGTGGGTGCCTAAGCCCAACGCGCAGGAGACCGTACACCGTGTGCTTCAGCCAGCGATTCGATTTACCAAAGAGCAGTGCCTTGATCTGCCCGAGATGTCCTATGCGTTCCGTGATGTCCCGCTCAGTGCTCAGCAAGCCAAGTACTACGAGATGTTGCGCAAGCAAATGCTGGTGCAAGCCGCTGGTGAAGAGATCACCACGGTCAACGCTGCCGCCAACCTCAACAAGCTCTTGCAGCTATCAGGCGGGGCCGTGTACTCCGACACTGGCGAAGTGGTGCAGTTTGATGCCAGCAACAGGCTTGCGGTTCTAAGAGAAGTCATCGAAGAATCAAGCCACAAGGTGTTGGTGTTTGTTCCATACAGACACGCCATCGAGGTCGTAGCTGAAGACCTCAAGAAGCACGGCTACAGCACGGCGACCATCCATGGCGGTGTGTCTGCTACCAACCGCGCTGACATCTTTCAACGGTTCCAGACCGGCACAGACCCTCAGGTGCTGGTGATACAACCTCAAGCCGCATCACATGGTGTCACGCTTCATGCGGCAAACACCATCGTCTACTGGAGCCCGGTGATGTCCGTGGAGACCTACTTGCAGTGCAACGCACGAGTACACCGAGCAGGGCAGAAGAACCCTTCCATAGTCGTGCACTTGCAAGGCAGTGGGGTGGAGAAGCGCATGTACGCCATGCTCCAGAACAAGGTCGATGTCCACACCAAGATCGTGGACCTCTACGGGGAAATACTGAGATGAAAGGAGATTGACATTGTCAAGTTTGATGCTACTATAGCCACACAAGAGAGAAAGGAGATCAGTATGACTGAGGGTGTATCAGCCGATAAGTTAGTCGCCATCTACATCAAGATGCGTGACAAGAGGGCACAACTGCTCAAGGAGTATGAGGAGCAGGATGAAACCGTGAAGGAACAGATGGAGCTTGTGGAAACAGAACTGCTGTCCATGTGCAAGTCCATCGGCGCAGACAGTCTCAAGACCCAAGCAGGCACGGTCATTCGCACCGTGAAGACCCGCTACTGGACGAGTGACTGGAACTCCATGCATAAGTTCATCATGGAGCACAACATGCCGGAGTTGTTGGAGAAGCGCATTAGCCAATCCGTTTTGAAGCAACTGCTGGATGAGAACCCCGACATGATGCCCCCGGGGGTGAACGTCGATAGTAAGTACGCTGTAACGATAAGGAGATCAGCAAATGGCAAGTGAAACGATGACGGTACAGGAGGTTGCAGATTACCTGCGAGTCTCCCGACAGACCATCTACATCATGGTTCGTGCAGGCAAGCTCCCGCACTTCCGTGTGGGAAGTAAGGTGCGCTTTAAGCGTTCCGAGATCGAAGCATTGACCACAACCCAAATCACTAAGGAGTAATCAACATGAGCGAAATGACCCTGTTCTCCAAAGGCGGCAACAACCTGCCTGCCCACTTGCGCAATCTGGAACTGGATGCAACCACTAAGGCCCTGATGGGTGGTAGCGGCGCGTCTGGCAAACGTATCTCCATCAAGGGCGGTGTGTTCCGCATGGTTGTTGATGGCAAGGAAATCGCGCAGAACGAAGACCGCGCAATGAACATCGTGATCGTTGCGGCCAACCCGCACGTGTCCCGTAGCTACTACGCTGGAGATTATGAAGAAGGAAAAGTTATCGCCCCCGAGTGCTGGTCTGATGACGGCACTGCCCCCTCCTCCAAGGCCCCTGAGCCTCAAGCCTCCAAGTGCGCATCCTGCCCCCAGAACATCGCTGGGTCTGCTAAGCAGGGCGGCGGTCGTGCTTGCCGTTTCAGCCAACGCATGGCTGTGATGCTAGAGAACGATATGCAAGGGGACGTGTATCAACTGACGTTGCCTGCGCAATCTATTTTTGGTAACGCTGAGAACGGCAAGATGCCCATGCAGGCATACGCTAAGTTCTTGGGCGGTCATGGCCTGCCGATCACCGCAGTGGTGACCGAGATGCGCTTCGATACTGCCAGCGCCACTCCCAAGCTGACCTTCAAGGCTGTGCGCCCGTTGGAGGAGGATGAGTTGAAGAACTGCCAAGAGAAGGGCCGTGGCCCTGAGGCTAAGGCTGCTATCACCCAGACTCCAGCGGCAGTGGACGGCGCTAAGGCCGCACCTGCAAAAGCGCAAGTTACCGATGAGCCTGCGCAGGCACCCGCTGAAGAAGTTACTGAAGAGCCAGTGAAACGCGCTAAACGGGCGGCACCCAAGGACGTGTCCGCTATCCTTGACGATTGGGCTGAGTAATTTTTGGGGGAAAAGCGGATGCTGTGGTGACAAATCGAGAGATTTCCGGCTCGGACGCTGGATTGACCACAGACGTAGCGAGTACCCCCACCTACTACTATGAACAACAGAGGCTACTCTCGCCGGTTCGCTGATGCGAACAAGAAGGCAGACCAAGCGCACGTCGGTGTGCAGCTTGGCAAGATATGCATCGCCAAGGACATCCCGGTCCCTGATGTGTGCGAGTACCTCGGTGTATCTCGTCAGGCAGTCTACATGTGGTTCTTGGGTAAGTCGTTACCGCATCCTCGTATGCGGGAGACACTCAAGCAACTTATCAAAAGACTGAAGGCTGACTCGTCTTTATAACCCCCCAGCCCCTGCCGCCAGCAGGGCGCTGTTTTAAGAGCGAACATGACCTCACGGATTCCCTTTCTGTCTTCCGTTCTTGCGGAAGAAGGGTTGTACTGTGTGGTTGGGCTAAAGAAAGGTGCACCGAGGCAGACTTTTGTAGAGACCATTGAAGAGATCGACGGTGTGGTTGAGGGCCTTATGGCCCAAGGCTATGACACTTACTTTGGATGCGCCAAGTACCTCAATGATGAGGAAGGACGCACCGCCCAGAACGCAAAATGGTTCAAGTCTTTCTGGCTTGATCTGGACTGCGGGGAAAGTAAGCCGTATGAAACACAGTCAGATGCGCTAGATGCCCTCAAGGGTTTTGTTAAGGTCACCGGTCTACCAAGGCCGACCATCGTGAATTCAGGGCGTGGCCTACACGCCTACTGGCCCCTGACGGAGCCGATTTACTACAACGACTGGAAGCCTACTGCTGAGGCTTTCAAGAAATTCTGCGCTGCCTACAGCCTCAAGGCTGACCCGGCAGTGACCGCTGATGCGGCCCGTATCCTGCGGATTCCGGAGACCCTGAACTACAAGGGTGCTCCCCCATTGCCTGTTGATGTGATGCTGGTGTCACAACCAATCACACTGGATCGTTTCCAGACCATCGTAGGCATTGGTGTGGATGAGGACGAGCCGGATGATCCGTTTGCCAAGCATGTCCCACGCCGTCCAATCGACGCTACCACCCGCGCTTTGATGGGTAACAGTGTCTCTCGGTTTGGCAACATCATGCGCAAAAGTGCGCAGGGTAAGGGTTGTGCTCAGCTTGTTCATATCTACCAGAACCAAGAAGAAACTGAGGAGCCTTTATGGAGGGCTGGCCTGTCTATCGCCGTCAACTGCGAAGATGGGGAACTAGCGATCCATAAGATTTCCCACGCGCATTCAGAGTACGACCCGGGGGAGACACAGACCAAGGCTAACGCACTGCTAGGCAAGCCCTACAAGTGCGCTACGTTCCACGGCCTGAACCCGGGTGTGTGCGATGACTGCCCTAACCGGGGCAAGATCACTTCTCCTATTCAGATTGGCGCATCCATTGCGGAGGCCAAGGCTGAGGACAACATCGTTGTCATGCGCAACGCTGTGTTGGAAGAAGAGATCACGGTTGAGATTCCTGAGTTCCCCTTCCCTTACTTTCGCGGCAAGAACGGTGGCGTTTACAAGCGTGGCCTCTCGGGCGACAAGAAGCGCAAGAAAGACGAAGAGGATGATGAGCCGCAGGATGAGTTGGTCTATGAGTACGACTTCTATGTAGTCAAACGCCTGACCGATCCTGATGTGGGTGAGTCCCTATGGATGCGCCTGCACATGCCTAAGGACGGCATTCGGGAATTCTCTTGCCCACTTGCCAGCGTTACATCACGGGACAAGTTCCGGGAGGTGCTGGCGTTTCAAGGAGTGACCGCGTACAACGCGAGATTGGATGGACTGATGGGGTACGTTACACGTTGGGTAAGTGAGTTGCAGCAACTAAGTGAGGCGGAGAAGGCACGTCAGCAGTTTGGCTGGCAAGATGATGACACCAAGTTTGTGATCGGCAACCGGGAGGTCTCTTCGTCTGGGGTCAACTACAGCCCGTCATCGAATGCAACCGCAGAACTAGCGGCGATGTATGCCAAGAAGGGCACTGTGGCTGAGTGGGCCAAGATGGCTAACATCTACGGCAAGCCCGGCAACGAGGTACGCGCCTTCACTTTGTTTGCAGGGTTTGGGTCAGCCCTCTTCAAGTTCACCAAGCTCAGCGGTGCCATCATCCACCTGACCAACAACGGTTCTGGTGTGGGTAAGACCACCATACAGCACATGGTCAATAGCATCTGGGGTCGCCCGGTGGAGACCCTGCTCAACCAAGAGGACAAGTACTTAGCGCGTATGCACCGCATCTCGGTGCTGGGCAACATCCCTGCGACGATTGATGAACTGACCAACATGGCGGATGAAGAGGTCAGCAACATGGCCTACAGCATCACGCATGGTCGGGGCCGTAACCGGATGCAGTCACAGGTCAACGCTGAGCGGAGCAACCTGCTACGCTGGGCACTCATTGCCATCACTTCAGGCAACAAGAGTCTGTATGACCAGTTGTACAACCTCAAGGACTTTCCTGAGGGCGAGTTGATGCGGATTCTGGAGTTCACCATCTCCAAGAACGACAGCATGAGCAAGGCCGAGTCTGACGAGGCATTCAACGCCATGCACGAGAACTACGGTGTGGCAGGTGAAGTGTTCCTGCGGTACGTGATTGCCAACCTGCCAGAGGTCAAGAAGCTGCTCCAGAAGGTGCAACGCAAGTTAGATAAGGCGGCGGGGTTCACACAGCGTGAGCGGTTCTGGTCGGCTACTGCCGCCTGCGCCATCTCGGCAGGCATCATCACTAAGAAGCTGGGCCTCCACAACATTGATGTTGCCGCAGTCTACTCATGGGCAGTGGCTGAGCTAGGCAGGATGAGGGTTGATGTGCGCCCCGGGGTTGTTGGCCCACTGGCGCATCTGGGCTTGTTCTTGAACCTGCACAACAACAATATGCTGATTGTCAGTAGCACGGTAGACAAGCGGTCGGGGCTTACCTCAGCGCCTATCCGGGAACCCCGTGGGGAACTCATCACCCGCTACGAGCCAGATACGAAGCTGCTGTTCATCACTACCAAGGCACTGCGTGAGTGGTGCAGTGAGAGCCAAGTGTCCTACAAGGCGCTTGTGGATGACCTATACAAGATGGGCGCTTGCCAAGGCTCCATCAAGAAGGCTATGTCGCGTGGCTCTGATATGTCCACACCGCCCGTTAACGCACTGGTGGTTGACTGTAACAAGGCAACACAACTAGACCCTGAGGATACAGCGCCCCTGCCTGCGCCGTCTAATGACGATACTGAATAGCGGAGTGCCAGTCGTAATAGAATGGCATAAATTCGCAGTTGGTAGCTCTTTCTACCTTCCGACGTTGACACCAGAAACTATGTCGGAGGAAATAGTAAGCGCCGCCAAGGAGCGAGGGATGGTAGTGAAGTACCGTTTCTCCAAGGAAGGCGGCACCTATGGCGTTAGGTTCTGGCGGATTAAATGATCATGTGCTAAATTCGCTCAGCAACTTGATCTCCTTTCTCCGTAGTTGCTATCACCCTCCTGTTCCCCCCCGGCTAACCCCCGGGGGGTTTTTTATTCGTAGGTGTCTTCCATCGCGTCGATGATCTCGTTGCGCATCCGCTTGTTGATGGAGATGCCTTGATACATGTCGCGGGAGATTGCATCACGGGCACGGACAGACTTGTTGATGGTCTCTTCCGAAATGCCTAGCTCAGGGTGCTTATCACCAAGAGCGAACAGCTTTTCCGCGATTGCATCCATGCGGTCTTCGTCACCCATGTTGTAGGCAGTGTAGTACTGCTTGAGCAGGCGCTTGGACTTACCAGCAGTAGCATCCTCAATACGCTTGCCGTAGGCATTGGCTTCGTACTTAGTGAGCAGATCGGCGGGAGCAAAGCCCAGCACCTGCATAGCCGCATTGAAACCGTTGACCTCACCGACTAAATCACCGCGCAAGGTAGTGGCATCTTCGGTTGCGTAACGATACGCCTTCATGGGGTTCTTCAGTGCCACAGGCAACATGGCCTCGACACCGCGATAGAACTGTCCTTCTGCAATGAGTTCTTGCCCACGGAAGATGTTGTTCACGATGGCGTACGGGGCACCAAGGATGTTCTCAAGGAACTGCGACAGCACGGAGGCATCAGCCTTGTCACCCTTCTGGTCGCGGTAGATCAGGTCAGTCCAGCCCACCCGGTCAGCGATACTGAAATTGGTGATGTAGTTGACTGGCCCCTTGAACAGGAACTCCCCAAGGTACTGCCGCATGACATCATCAAACTTATCATCGTCGTCATCAGTCAATGCGTTGTAAGCGGCCTCAGCAATCCAGTACAGCGGCATACCTTTCACACCGGCAAAGATTCCAGCCATGCCGTAGATACCGACAAGCTGGCGACGAGCGGCTTGAACCATAGCAACTTCTTCTGCTGTAGCGTCAGGACCCACAGGCAGCGAGCGGCGGATTGTGTCGAACAACATGTAGTACATGGTGAAGGCAAACCGCTTGAACACGGTCAGCACCTTACCGAGACTGCTATGGCTAATACTCGGAGCCGACTCAGCATGTCCCGCACCATGCGCGTACTCAACCATACGGACGGCTTTGTCGATGGCCTGCGTTTGAGCTTCCGTACCCGTGATGCCTTTCTTAGCCAGCCGCGCCATCTCCAGATCGTAGGCAGCAACGGCAGTGACTTCACGGTTCATCCGCTCAGCATGGTGGAAGAGGAATGCGGAGTACAAGGCGGTTTTTTCTGCGGCACTCTTGAACGCGCTAGGATCGGCAGTGGGGGCGTTAGATACCTCAAGCGCATCACGCGCAGTGGACGTTTGTAGGAAGCCAAGGTCCTTCAATCGTTTGACCAACGCTTCATACTGCGGAGCGTTGCCGGAGTTCACAAGGTTCTCTACGGACATCATTGCCCGGGCATCCGTCTTCTCACCGTTGATGTCAGTGATGGTGCGGCTAAAGCCAGAACTAGAGTACAGCTTGGTGGCACGCGCTAGAGCACGGGCGGTTTCCCGATACCCATACACACCCCCCAGTTGCGGCATGACGACCATGGGGGTCTGTAGCAAGTTAATCACTGCGGAAGAGATGTTGCCTGCAAGGTTGAAATAGAACGAACCGCTGCTGGCCCACCGAGCCCATGCCTCAATGGTCGGCTTCATGGCAAACTGATAACGTCCCTCAAGTTCTCGCACGATGTCCGCGCCACGGGCAGCGTTTTCCCCACGGAGTTTTTGAACGCTCTCGCGCATCGCACCAAGGTAGCCCTGCAATTTATCCGAGTACCGCATCCGGGCAAGCTGCCCCACCAAGTTGTTGGTGACGTTACGGAACGCAGTGGCTGCATTGTCTTGATAGCCCAAAGTGCCCTTACGCGCCGTGAATGATTTCAAGACGCTGGTTTCAGGCATGGCGCTGACGATCAACTCCAAGAACTTATCAATGGAGCTTTCATCTGCGCCGCCGTCCTTCATGATCTTGACGATCTGCGCGGCAATCGTACCAGTGGGTGCATTCTTGGAGTACCGGCCCTCTATCTTCACGTACTCATCAAAGTCCGTGTTGCCTTCTTTCTCCAAGCGGGTACGAGCGGTAGCCCGCTCAATCTGGGTGTTGTACAACTCACGGACAAGTTCACCTTCCGCATTTTTGTACTGCAACCAGAAGTCACCCTGACGGTACAGAGGCGCGTAGTGGTCAACGCCCCGAGAGATGATCATGCTGATCACCTTCTCATAAGCACCCAGAGCTTGCTTGCGCTCAGGAGTATTCTCCGCATGCACTTCAACTAAGTTGGAGTACAGGGAGTCTTGCAACTCTTTAAACAAGTTCTTGTAGGATGCAAACAGATCACGATAGAGCTTCTGAGCTTCCGGAGTAAGCGAGTTGAACTCTGCGCTAAATTTTTTATGCAGAGCTTCTTTTTCCGGGGAACCAACATACTTGCTGGCAGGAGCCTCAGGGTTGACGTCTTCCTTGGTGTGCTCATGCACCATCCGAGTCCACTTGGAAAATTCCGGGCTCGTAGTAAACGCCTGCAACCGCTTATCCAGAGGACTAAGACGTTCAGTCAAAGTCTCCCGGTAGCCAGCCATCTCGTTGATAGCATCCGCAAAGCTGATTGCATCTTTACCAATAATCTTGGCCCCCACCTGACCCAACGCGGAGAGGTTCAGGAACTTCTGCAAAAGACGACGGAAACTAACCCCCGTGTTCTCAGCCATGCCAAGGAACTTAGCAGCTTGATCCGGAGTCATCCGGGTCTGCTTGGTCATGGCGTTACCCATCATCTGATAGATTTGTTGCGCTGTATTGGGCGCATGTATCGACTGGGCGTACAGGCTATCCCCCGTGCGAGTGGCAGGGGGCGGACTAACAATCGCGCTCAACAGCCGATCCAGTTGATCCAACGTAGGCTCAGTGCGGTCAGACATGCGCAACATACGGCGCACGATACGAACGATCTTGTCCCACAGAGAAATGGTTGGAACCTCAGACCGCTTCGCTTTCAACTGAGCGCGGAAGCCCTCGTTACTCCAAACCTCAGCCACGAATTCCTGCAAGTTCTTCGCCCCATACGCACCGTCGATGTCCGCTTTGACCTGTTCAAAGACCTTGCTAAGTTGCTTGGTGATCGGGTGCGACGGGTTAGCGATGATGTGGGACATCCCAGCATGAGACGCTTCGTGAATCAGGTCGTACTCGGTAGCACCTTCTGGCAAATAGATGGTGTTGGTCTTGGGGTCATACATGGCAGCCTTGGCCCCATACACAACTTTCACATCTCCTAACACAGTGGCAAGAGATTCAGCAATCTTGCCCAGACGCGGCTGGTCTGTTGATTCCGCAAAAAGGTTGAGCGCTCTGACTAGATTACCTTGGCGAAGCGCGGTAGCAACCGTAGGGTGGACAGCAGTAGACAGAGACGCAATCTCCGGAGAGGACAGCAGTGCATTAAGGTCCGAGTCAACCACGGGCATGAAATCTTCATCAATCTGAGCCATATCCCGCACGGCACGACGAGCCAACTTACGGGCTTCCGAACGGGTACGGGCCTCTTGCTTGATGCCGTAGTTGTCTAGCTCCTGCTTAGCGGTCAGCTTGGTCGGAGTTTCCTCAACCTCACGCTTGATGGCGGCTTTAGCCTCTTGGGATTTCTCTAGCTTTTTGCGGTACTTGGCAGACCGTTCCTTCTCTTTGGTGTACTGTGCAATCCACTTATCAAGGTACGCCGTATTCTCTGGGGTCAGGTTGGCCCGAGCCCACTTAGCAGCGTTTACGGCATGCACACCACCTTGGCCACGGAACATCGCGGCTTCTTTCTCGGTGGCAAACGCAGGCTCAGCACCGTCAGTGGTACCTTCAAACGCCTTCATCTTGGAGTTGCGATACGCCGTGGCCTGATAGACCAGATCGTTGGCAATAGAACGTAGCGCCGTATCGGTATCCATACGCCCGAAATACGCACGGGCATCACGCTCTTGTGGCGTGACATTGGCACGGTCTAGTGATTTGACGGTAGTGTTATCCGTCGCGCTATCTGTGTAAGCGTAATCAGGGATGTCAGGCTCTTCGTCAAGCCCCCCACTAGGCTCCGCATCAAGCTCGCTACCAAACTCTTTAACCTGCTTGATCAGAGCCTCAGCGCGGTACTCCTCAATGCCAAGCTCCGCCGCCAGTTCTTTAGCGTCAGTTACGCCGGTTTGATACAGACTGGTAGCTACACCTAATAGCTCTTCAGAATCACGCTGTACCTGCTCCGCACGTTGGAGCATTTCACGGGCACGGTTTACTGAAGCGGGTTCACCCTCTTCTCCTCCATCAGTGCGTCCAGCATCCGTTGCAGGAGGAACCACTCCACTTGGCTCAGGTTCTCCAAGTCCTGCGGGGGTGGTGCTTGCAGCGGACTGTCCAGCCACGCTAGTGCCTCCTCCACTTGGCTCAGTGATAGGTTTGGCAGGAGTGACGCGACGGGTTGTTGGGGCTGGCGCACTTGGGGCTCCTTGGAGTTTTGCACGGGCCGCTTCCACATGCGTTGGATCCAACTTAGAAATGAACGCATCATATGCAGCCTCGTCTACCTTACCCATGAACCCCGGGCTTTCCAGCGCCCCGATCAGGCTATCAACACCTTCAGGAGTGTTTAGGTCTAGCCCAACCAATGACTGTGCAATCTTAGAGCGGGGGCTGATGCCAAGTTCTTTAAGCGCCTGAGCATCCACACGCTGCTGCGCACGGAACATACCTTGCTCATCAGGGACCGCACTAGCAAAAGCGCTCATTTGCGCTTTCTTAACATCTAGAGCTTGCAGCGCTCCTTGATTAGCTTTGATGGCCGCATCAAGTTCTTCATACGCCTTAGACCCCGGGCGTGCAGCGTCCATACGCGCTTGCATCGCAGCAATATCTTCCTTGGTGTACTTGAAGGCGGCTTCAAGTTCCTCCTGCGTGATCGGGGTATCCATCCTGCCGGATACGATGGCGTTGATGCGCTCTTGCAGGGGAGTAGTCTTTGCAGCGTCTAGGGCCGCACGCTCTTCCAACGCTTTGTTGGCTTCTTGAGTGTAGGTGTAGTCCTTCTTCTCGGTGCGGTACTTAGCAACGCCACCGGGCACGCCAAACGCGCCGCCACCCACCGCGCCTTTAACGAAGGCTTCTTTGTACTGTTGGATGTTTTCAGGAGAGAACAAATCCTCAGCGCTGCCCGCCACCTTCTGAGCGTACACACCAATAGCTTCTTGGGCAGACTCAGTAAGGCCCTCCGTGGCCGCAGTCTGCGCCGCTTCTTTACCAATAGTCTTCCATGCCACAGGAGCAGCACCGGACTTCTTGGCAAGACTCTCAATGAGCTTGAGCTTGCCGTAGCCACCCAACGTGTCCAGCACCCTAGCAGGCAGAGCCGAGTCCAGCACTGCGCTGATGCCACCCGCCAAAGCAGCAATCCCGGGCTCCAGCTTGCCGGTCTCTTCGTAGATGCCTTCAAAAATTTCTGGCGCGTTCTGAGCGTATGAGCCAAGGAACACACCCCCATACATGCTGCGACGACCGGCGGTCTCTGCGGCTTTCTCCACACCAGCAAGCGCGGCACGTGACGCAGGGCCAGCAGCTTGAGCAGATCGAAGTGCCGCCGTACCAGCTAGACGGGCACCGGTCGCCCCTAACCCTACCCCGGGAATGATGGAGGTAGCAACCGTGGGAGCTAGTTCACCAACAGTCTCAACACCATACTCAAGTGCTTCGAATGGGCTGGCAATATCTGTGTACGACTTGAAGCGTGTGGGATACTCGCTTTGCAGCTTGGCGCGAGTGGCCGAAGCCTCTTGCATCTGCCGTTTGGCGTAGTCCTCAGCGCCGACAGCACTGCCAATCATGGC